AACAGCCATAGTTTGAATTTGGTCACGAGCAACCTTAGAGTACCTTTTATCGTTTTTGACATCTGCCATTGGACGGCGGATACGCTGTGCAATCCATTTGATGTCGTGCATAGATGTTGCGTCAGGGTCAACAAACACATCCATAGGGCTAACCCTTTCAGCAAAAGGGCTATCCTCAACAACCACCGTAATAGGTGTAATTTCGTTACCGTCAATCGGGTCTAGGGCTTCGTGGTCGTTTACTTGTTCTTCTTCAACGAAACGGTAGCCAACTTTAACCCATCCATGACCGCAAGTTAAACTGTCTTTAACGGCACGGCGGAACTCGGTACGGATATCTTTGTAACGCCACCAATAGTTCACTACCGCTTCAGCGATAACAGCGTTAGCGGCGTTTGCTGGATTGGTGGCGTTAACAGAAATTTTTGGGTAGTTAACAGAAATGTTTGGTGCAATAATATTGATGGTTGCAAACGCAATATTGATTGAAAGCCTGTCCTCGGTACGAAAATCTTCGTACTGTAAACCTTTATACATGTCGGTCATTCTGCGCCAAGTTGCATCATAACCGTCATCTTTACGCCAACGCTTAGACGCTTCTAAGCGTTGCTTATAATGCTTCAGGTGGTCGTAACTAGATTTCTTAGCCATTATTGTTGTTTCCCATCATGCCAACCAATATGGTTGTCAATTTTTGTTGCCACCTTATCCACCTTAGAACCAATAACTCTTAACAAAATCCTTGCCTCCGCATGCTGGTCCGTATTCTCTTTCCTAAGTTTCTGTAAAACAACCACCACAGGTCCCGTAATCAAAGCAACCAAAACAGGAACCCATATTTCAGCCACAGTTTATACTCTTTCAATAGTCAAGCCAGCAGCCTTGGCTTCCTCAACCTGTTGTTTTTCACGAAACTTCACACTTGGCTGATTATGCCAATCATCCTGACCCCAAGTAAAACCTAGACGGACATCTTTAACATGGCATGCAAAACATATCTCACCTCTACGGGGGAGTTCATCGGCAGCAAAGGTTTTCTCACATTTTTCGCAATTAAACATCATAATAGTAACAGTTCCGTTCCCAGAAACTAGAAAGGGACCCGTTTCCGAACATTATGTGAACCTATAAACACTTTATTCTCATTTGTTTGACTAAAAAGGTGTTGTTCCCACCATAACAAACTATTTTTAGGTACAGAAACATCACCCCTGTATTCGGGAAGCCAAACATATTTGAGCATCTGCACCGCAATAGCCAAACTAATAGTACGGTCATCGTGCGGGCTGCCAGTAGTCCGACCGTTTTCTTTCCGAACATAAGTTTTTAGTTCTGCAATTGTTTTTATACAAACCAATTGCAAACCGTCATCACGCAAAATAGCACTCAGTTCGTCAATAGCCAACGGCTTGCTAGTTGTCGTGGTACGCCAACCCAACACATCCGTAGTGTCGGCACGGACAGAAGTTAAACGGCGTTGTTTATACAGGTTCTTATAACCATGCTTCTGAGCAGCCTTCAAAGTGGTTAAACCATGATTATTGGATTCAATACCAATCAAACAGTTGTTGTACCACCAACCCAACTCAGCCAAAAGTTCACCAAATAGGTCTGGTTCAATGTGTCCATGCCAATGCGCAGCCACCTGACCAGTAGACGCATCAATAATATGGGCTGAACTATAATCACCATGAGATAAACCTTCAGCAACATCGGCACCAATCGTATAAACACTATCTAGTTCTGGATACAACCAAACTGACAGGTTCCCTTCTGGGGCATGGCGAAACTCGCCATTGCCATCAGCAAACAAATGAAAATATCCTTGGTCGGGTTCAATGGTTTCCAACATGTTTAACATATCTATGTCAAATACGGGGTTTCCTGATTTGATAAACGCTTCTTCAGGGAAGCGTGGATATTCTTGGTGCATTTGCCAAGATTGCATGTTTCTCGCTTTTGCTGTATACCAGTCCTCGTTGCGTTCACCATCAGCGTCCCAAGGGAAAAAGATTCCTTTAAATTGGTTGGTGCCAGTCTGCGAGCCAACCCATAACTGATGAAAAAAGTTGCCACTACCATTAGCGGTGGACAAACCAATAACACGACCACCCACATCCGCAATCGGTTCAATAGATGCCCACGCTTCCTCAGGGTTCGGTAAGAACGCCCACTCGTCCACAATAACTAAATACACGGATTCTCCACGAGCAGGGTCATTACCAGAAGGTAATGACTCAATAGCAGACTCGTTATCAAACATCATTTTAAGTTGATGGTCAGTTGTCTGTTGCGGTCCACGCTCTTTCATCCATTGCGGAATAAACTTGAAACCATACTTACTTTTAGCCAACAACTTCACAGATTCACGCTCGGTACGAGACAACATGACAACAAAACGGTCTGGACGAAAAAACACTAGCCAAAACGAGTATGCGCTAGCCAAAGTAGAAAACCCAATCTGACGAGCCTTCAGAACAATACTGTAGCGTTCGGTCATCCACGCACGCATAGTTTCCATTTGCGCTTCACGCAACTCAAACTGAATACGACCCTTCTCAGGATGTTTAATAGACCAGTAAGTGGAACAAAAATATTGGAACGCAGCCAACTGTTCATCTATGGTGGCATTTTCAGGTCCACGACATAAACGCCACTCTTTTTCGTTTAACAAAACATTTAAATCCAAGGTTCACCACCCCAAGGCTGCCAACCCGCATAATCATACATAACCATAAACGCCTTAGCGTTTATAATCGGGTCCCATAAATCAGCACAAGTTTTCAAAACCTTCTTTTCCTGCAACCAACCCAACTTAGAATACTTTGATGGCTGACACCAATATCCGTTGATTTGAAACAACCCGTAAGAACCACCATTAGGGTCCTTAGGATTGAAAGCCAGTTGTCTGCACCGTGATTCACGGTGCATAATGTAATCAACCTGCAACATCATTTTACGGTCCTCGGAAACAAACCGAATAATATTTTCACGATTCTCACACATCAAATCCATCGGCTTCTTAGCGTGGACAACTGTACCACCTAATAAAGAATAACACAAAATAGCGACTATCAAAAGTTTCTTCATATAACTCTATTCCAGACAACATCAGTTGTCCATAGACAATATATTACTTAGTTTGCAACCATGCTGTTACTGCTTCAGGAATATTATCCCCAGCAACATAACGAATATGCCAAGGTTCATCGGGTACAACTTCCCAAGACCAACCAAATTTAGCAACATTATTAAACATCCAATCCAAACGCTTACCATTAGAACCTGCAACATCAACAGCAACACCCAACATATGTTTAGAACATGTTTTAGCATCATCGTTCGGTGCAGCCAAAGGCGCATTTTTAGGTTTCAAATAATACTTAACACCATTATAGGTCCGTGTAGACGCATTAGCAATTTCATCTATCTGGTAGCGTTGCATAAACCCAGCCTTTTGCTGGGCTATACTGCGGAACATGTCCCCGACACTGGTCGGAGCCAAATCTATACCATCCAGTTTTGCTGCAGCCTGCATCGCATCCCAAGCGTCAGCAGCACACAACTCTAGGGAGCCACCACCGTGCGCTTTGCGCAACATGGCAGGGGTCACATCACTAGGTTTCTTGCCCTTGAGGTGTTTGCAGGGTTTGAATGGTGTTATAAACAGTTTCAAAACTACTTTTTCTTTTTACCTTTAAGATATTTGGCGGCTTGACCTTGCATATCTTTTTCAGCAATATACTGCAATTTATAATCAGAAGGCATACCCATCTTCTCTAGGACGGCATTAGCCTTACGCTTGGATTCGTTGTCACCATTCCAAATATTACCAAAATCTATAGGTGACTTCCTCTTAACCATTATTTGGCAGCCTTCTTCTTAGCAGCCTTCTTCACAGTCAACGGCTTCCCCTGAGAAGTCTTAGAGCCAATAAACGATGCAACAGTCGGGTCACCAATCTTGGTAGATGCCCATGACAGTCCTGCAGCCACTAACGGCATAGCCATAGCAGTCAAAGCGGCATCAACATTATATTTCACACACAAATAGACCACAATACCGAGAACACCGCCTTTGGCGGTTTGGTCAACTGACTGATTACGGTTATTCATTTTTTATCTCCTAGGAGTACGCCAAGCATGTGAACCATGATGGCTACCAATGTTATTTGTATACCCAAAGTCCTAGTTGAACCAGACAAAGTAATCAGAACCATACCAGTTCCAGCCAATGTCCAAGTCAAAGCATGGATTTCAGATATAATCTTCTTCATACACTAGTTGATTTGTTCCTTCGTTGACCTGCAGCAACGGTGGCAGCCCCAGCAGCCACCGCTATAAGCGTCCTACGGCTATGTACGGGGACATTGGACCCTGTAGGGATATAATCACCCAAACCATCACCAAAGATGTTTATGGTCTTTTCAAACGCCTTACGCACGCTAATGGGGGCGGATTGGACTGCTTCAACCAAAGCATCCAACTGTGTGTTATCCAATTCGGTTACATCAATAGTCGCAAAGATTTCTTCTGCCTGTTCTGCGGTAACAACAGCAAGAACATCGGGGTTTGATGCCAACTCTGTTGCCTGCTCAGGTGTAACTGCCGTATCTAGGATTTGTTCAATCAACGCTACCGCCTCTGCTGGTTCTATGTTGGCAATAGATTCAACAACCATATCAAACTGTTCTTCCGTTAAAGACACATCCTGAGTGGCATCCTCTAAGGCTTGGACAAGTTCAGGTGGCAGTTCGGCAATCAACTCAACTGGCAAGGTGTCAGGAGGCTCTGGCATTGTGTCTGGTGGCAATACAATTGTGTCAGGTGGTTCAGGCAATAGCCCGACAAACGGTAGCGTTTGCGGTGGCTCAACAGTAGCGTATGTTTCAGGAGGCAGTTCTAAAGTATCTGGCGGAAAACTTTCAATCTCTGGTGGCAAAACAATTGTGTCAGGTGGCAAAGGGATTGTGTCCACAACTAAGTCTGGCACAACATCAGGACTAGGCTGAGGAAATGGGTTCGTTTCAATTTCTGGTGGAAGAAGCACTGTCTCTGGCGGGGCTGGTTCAACTATTTGTGGTGGAAGAACCGTTACTGGCGGCTCTGGCATTGTCGGCTCTGGTTGGAGTGTGGAAACTGTTTCGGGTATCGTAGTAGAACTAGTTGAGGAGGTTGTTGATGTTCCATTGGGTACTGGTAGCAGGGTGGTCGTTGTTGTTGGGGGTTGTGTCGTTGGTGTTGTTGTCGTTGATACTTGTGTTGTGGGAGGATTTAAAGTCGTAGTTGTTTGAAGTGTCGTAGTAGTTGAGGGGTTTGTCACAGTCACAGTCCCATAGGGTGCAATAGTAGTAGTGGTTGTCGTTGATGTCGTGGTAGTCGTGGATGTTGTGGTAGATGCCCATGTTGTTGTTGTTTCCTGAACCGTAGTTGTGGTGGGTGAAGTCGTAGTAGTTGTTGGGCTATCAGTAGTGGTGAACGCTTCATCGGGAACCATTGACCATCCCTGATTGTTGATATTCCAAGCCAACATAACACAGGTATATCCGCCATCTTCGTACATCCACAAATCCAGTGAATGTGTCTCTGCACTAATATCTAGGGGACCTGATTCCATCCAAGTGCAACCTTGGTCAGACCAATCACCCCACTCGTTGCCATCAATGTTGATTATGCCACCGTCATCCGATGCCAACCAAAACTCTATGGTGTCATGTTCAGGGATTGTAATAAACCCTGTCATATGCACCATAAACAAATCAACAGTGCAATCGTCAAACGGTTCACCGTCATACGAACGGTTAATGTTGTTTTCCACTTCACTACCACAAACGGTATAGATGTCATCTGACCGTGTAGGAGGCACGGTATCTATTGCGTAATAAGTAGTCTGTAATCCTAGGATTGGTTCAGCGTTGGCTTGCGGCGCAAACAACGCCAAGATTGCTACAGGCGCAAATATCAGCCAACGAGTATTACGCACATTGGTTTACTCAGGTGAGTATTCGGTAGCCGTGTTACCTTCAGCAACCCATGCCAAATATCGTTGGTAGTCAGAGTTACCTAAGTCCTCTACAAACGAAACACGAACATTGTTTTCCTCATACCAAATAGATAGAAAACCATTTGGTTGTGTAAGTTTAATATAATTGCGCATTACAACTCCGATGAAAAAGTAACGAAGGCTAATATAGAACCGTTTGCATGAACTAAGGCAGCATAGCCAGAAGTACCAGCAGCCTCGGTGGTGTTTACAATTGTCATTCTTGTGGTTTCAGTGTTTGCGTTTGGAACAGCGTAAAGAGTCCAACTATTTATATTATCGTTGCCATTACCCGCCAGATAATATGCGTTTGTGGCGGAAGTTGCTATTAATGATGGTGTTCCACGCATAGGATTTGAAAAAATACAACAAAAGTCAAAACGAGTTGCAGATGTGTAATTACCGACTCCAAAAACAACATCAGAAGCATCTATGGCTTTAGCGGCTAATTGATAATACCGTTGGCATTTAGCCAAAGTCACGCCAAAATCTTCAAACTCAAATGGTGTAACAACAGAACCAACCTCAAGTTGAATACCAGTAACCTGCCAATAGTTGCTTGTTGCAGCAGCAAGGTTCGTTACACCTACAGCACGATTAGCAGATGTTGCTGTAGCCCAAGTTGTGGCAAGGGTTCCAGAAGTCCAACTTGTTCCAGCACCAAGCCAATAGTTCAACGATAACGAACCATTGTTGTCATTATCAAAAGCACCAGTAGCATCGGCAGGAAAAGTGATTGTTTTCTTTTCCCAAGTACCAGAAACAGAGACAGTGTACGAAGCCGACACCGAACGGGTGTTATCAGTATCGTTCAATTCTGCAATATATGTTCCAGTCACATTAGATTTAACCCAAAACGAAAGAGTAAACTGTTTCGCAGATGCAGTTGCCTTAGCAAATTGTTGAAGGTTTTGACCTTCAATCGTTTGCTGTATAGCAATCAAATCTCCAGCCGCAGGTGAAGCATCAGCCGTAGTGCAAAGCATTTTTAACGACTTGCGAAAACCCGAACCTGTCGGTGCGTCATTTTCAACACTCTGAGTCCAAGTTCCCAAACTAGACAAAACCGTGTTGAACCTGTCAGCCGTGTTAAAACCACCAGCCGTAATGCTCGCTGTTGATGTTCCTCGTTGTGCAACCTGCATAGCACCATTAATAATCACATTACGATTAGACAATACAACAGGTCGTTTACCATTCTGAGTTAAACTACTAGTAAGACGCTCAGACATACTTAAACCGCAATTCTATTTACGAAACCAAAAATTTCTATCTTAGAAGCCGTATCAGCAAAAGCACGAACAACTTTCGCAGTAGCATTACCCTGAACAACCAAACCAGCACAAACAAGCACCAGCCCACTAGGACTAGCATTAATAGATTGCTGGATAATGTCCTTAGTTACCGATACACCACCGAACTCAATTGTCAAAGTAACTGCCGAAGTATGAATGTTCGCAGCATACAACCACACCTCATCAATCGTAGTAGCCGTAGATGAAGCAGTGTGAATTGCTGTTCCTGCTGTTGCCGTAGCAACAACAGTAATACCCAGACCGTCACCTGTGGTGCCTGCTGGTTGTAACGCTAATTTAGTAAATGTTGCCATATCTATATAACCTTCCGTTCCCTAACTAATAAAAATTTCTTGCTCAACCGTATCAACACGCTCAAATATCTGTAATTCTAGCCACTCATCAGGGTTTAAATAATCAAAAATTGTTATGTCATAAGTAGTAGAAAAGTAACTATTGTACAAATCGCCTAAAGTTTCGCCTACGGCACCCTCATCTTTGAGCCACTGGTATGCCAAGGTCCCACGATACTGCAAACCTTTCTCGGACCAAAACGCATACAACAAATCACCCAAAGTTTGACCTGCAGATGGATAAGACCCAGCCAACGATTCAAACATTGCATCGTTAGTTGTTGTCATAATCCCTCATCTTTCTTGGCTCACCCTCGCAACAAGAATCCTTATATCCGCATTGTGGGCAAAGCCAACGAGTAGCCTCAGGAGGATACTCGCAACCACAAGTCGGACATTCAATTAACCGACTCATTTATAACAGTTTCTGTTCCTTACGGGACTCAACCTCGGAATGAGCGACTGACGCTATGAGGGCATCTAGTTCTGCGTCAGATATCTCTGATGGTTTTTGGGAGTGTTCAACATGTAACTGTGTTGGGGCTAGACGGTTGGTTGCTTGCAAATATAGTTTGGCGGAGTTGTTATCTCCTTCTAGCGCACGGGCGTATAACGAATCCAAAATTTTTTGGGTTCGTTCTGGTGATTGTTGTAGGTCGGTTACTCGGCGTTCCCATTCCATTTTAAACATTGGTTTCTTTTTCCAGCGTCTGAGGGTGGTTTCGTCC